GGCATGTAATAGCTCCGTTGAATATCACGACAAAAGATGGGATTGAGGCAGTTAATAACGGCAAAACGCAGTTATCTGTTGGCTATGATGTAATTTTGGTGGAGCAATCCGGCGTATATAATGGCGAGCGGTACGATGCTCGGCAGACTGACATTGTTGGCAATCATATTGCTTTATGCAACAATGGGCGGGCTGGCAATATAGCATCATTTAATTTAGATTCTGTTGATGCTGTGCAGATTGAGGAAGATTTTTATAAAAATGAAACGGGAGAAAAAATGAGCGAAACAAAATTAAGTACTATACAGCTTGATGACATAAATTATCAGGCGGAAAAGGAAGTTGTTAATGCCTTTAAAAAGCATGAACAGCTAGTAACAAAAAAAGATGCCGCGATAAAGGACATGCAAGTTAAGCTTGATTCTTTGCAAGGCGAAAAAGACGCTTTAGGCCAAAAAGTTGAAGAGCTTTTGACTCGCGATTTAAAGGCAGATATTGCTGATGCTGTAAAGACGAGAGTTACTTTACTAGATCAGGTGAAAGGTCTTTTTGCTGATGAGAAACTAGACGACTTAAGCGATATGGATATCAAAAAGAAAGTCATCACTAAGCTTGCTACAAAAGAAATCAATCTTGATTCGATGAGCGAAGATTATGTTAATGCTCGTTTTGATACAATTTTGGAACTACGCATGGACCATGTAAAAATTGATAACATTGTTAAAATGGACGCTGTTAAGCAAAAAAAAGAGGATGAATTTAATTTAGATGAATTACGCGACAACTATAATTCAATAATCGAAAATCGCTATAAAACTGTAGGAGGTAAATAAATATGTCACAGGTAGATTATAATTTGCGGATGGGTGAAGGGCAGGAAGGTTTGATTACCGACTTACGCCCTACAACTACCATTTCAAAAGTTGCAGAAGGTGTTATTGGTTTTGGCCGAGCATTAGTAGCCGGAACTAATCCAACTTTACAAGTAAAAATACCATCGGCTAAAGGTCAAGTGTTTAGAGGTGTATCAATAGGTACGTGGGCAATGGAGCGTAACACGGCCTTAAATGCCGAATATATTGACACATCGTCAGTTTCAGTTTTGCGCAAAGGTGAGATCTGGGTAGAAGTAAAAGGCGATGTTGTTATTGATGCGCCAGTTTATTATTATATTTCTGGCGCTTATGCTGGATATTTTACAAGCGTTATAAGCTCAGCTACAGAATTACTTCCAAATGCAGTATTTACATCTTCTGCCGCCGGCGGAACATTAGCAACAATCGAAATCTTGATGCCATTAGCTAGTCAAGTTGTACCGACATTGCAGACATTTGCAATTGGGCAAGATGCTACAGTTACCGCGAACAATCACGTTGTAACTATAGCCGATATGCTTGCAACGGACATTATTTTTGTCGCGAATGTTGCGCTTACAAATCCAGTTTATTTAATTGGAATTACAGCAGCAGCAGGACAATTTACAGTTGTTTGGAGCGGCGATCCAGGGGCAAGCACAATAAATTATCAAGTATTAAGAGTATAGGAGTAAAAAATAATGAAACAAGACAGTTATTTAGATCAGATTAAAAGAGCTAATTTTAATCTAGATGCAAATCAAATGGGATTCCTTGCGCGGCAGTTAGAAATGGTGGAAACGCAAATGTTACAAATTGCTTATCCAGCATTAAAAGCTACACAGTTAATTCCAGTTCAAACATTTAGCGGAGCGCAGCAATGGGCTGAAACAGCAACTTATCGTCAATGGGATCAAATCGGAAAGGCGAGGATAATTTCAGATTGGGCAGATGATTTTAAACAAGTTGGTGTTAATGCAATTGAAGTTTCTGGTAAATTTGTTGAGGAAGGTGCTAGCTATCAGTATAATTATAAGGAAATTCAGCAAGCGCAATTAGCTGGCTATAATTTGTCAACAGAGTTAGCGGCCGCAGGAAAACATGCTATAGATCAAGCTATTGATGATGTTGCGTGGTTCGGTGCTGTAACATCTGGAATTACTGGTTTTTTAAATAATCCAGATGTTCCGCGTTCTGATGTTCCAAATGATGGAGACGGAGCAAGCACCTTATGGACTACTAAAATCGGCGATCAAATTTGGCGAGATATGACAAACGCTATTTCAGATGTAAATACTATTTCAAACGGCGTAGAAACAGCTGATACTTTGCTTTTGCCGCTTGCACAATATAATTACATCGGTAATATAATTTATAACACATATTCAAGCGAGAGTATTTTGACAGTATTTAAACGTGAAAATCCTGGAATCCTAGTTGATAGCCTTTTGCAATTAAAAGGTGCTGGAACTGCTGGTGTTGATGTAATGGTTGCATATGCACGTAATCCGCAAAAAGTTGTTTATCGTCTGCCGATTCCATTTATGCAATTTCCAGTACAATCGAACGGAACCGTTTTTAATGTAAAAATGTTGTGCAGGATGGGCGATGTTGTCTTTAGATTTCCAAAATCAGCGAACATAAAAGAGGGCATATAAAATGCATATCGTTAATAAATCAAGTTATTTATATACTACTAGCGTAAAAACCGGTAAAGACGCAAATGGTAAAAGTACTTTAAAACACTTTGCCTTTCCGCCGTTTGATAAAACCCATAAAAAAGTTGAGGTGACAAGAGAGGACTATAATTTATTGTTAACTCATCCTAACTTTAAAGCTAGGGTTGATATGCGGCTGATAAAAGTTGAAGGAATGGCCGCGCCTGTTTCTATTGATGAAACGGACAAAGTCAAAGCAAAGGAAAAAACTAAAAAAGATGTTACTATTGAAGTAAAGTAGGTGGCTAAATGACTGTCTTAGAAGCTTTATCAATTATTGCTCCGCAATTTGACAGTCTTCCGCTTCAAACGCGAGAGTATTACATCGAAGTTGCGGAGCAGCAGACCTCACAATGTGAATTTGATACAGATTATATTTTTGCATCGGCGAATTTAGCTGCTCACATGCTAACGCTTATAGGAAGAAACGGCATCGGTGGAGAAGTTCAGAGTTTAAAAGAAGGTGATTTGCAGGTAACTTATGCAACTCTTTACATGGCCACAGACCCGATGCTTAATACATCTTATGGCCAAGAATACGAACGGCTTCGTAGACTGCATTTAGTCTTGTTTCGTGTTGCTTTTAATCCTGTTAGCTGCCAGCAATGATTATTGATAATGACAAGAAATGGTGTCATATCAAAAAAGAATTAAAATTAATTGATAAATCATATACGCAAATCGGCATTCAGGCATCTGCTGAACCATATGCAGGCGGTAAAAATGTTGCCGAAATCGCATTTGATAATGAATTTGGAACAGGTCGCATTCCAGCGCGTCCTTTTATGAGTACTTCTTTTGACGAAAACAGAACCAAAATTAATGATCTGATTTCTAAAGAATATGACAAGATTTTAAGCGGAACTATGACGACAAAAAAGGCATTAGCTTTAACAGGCGAATGGATGACTGGAGTTGTCAAAAAGAAAATAACGGATATCAAAGAACCAAAAAATGCGCCTTTTACTATAAAGATGAAAAAGAGTTCCAATCCTTTAATCGATACCGGTCACATGCGCGCGAGCATTACGCATGCTGAGGTACTGAAAAGATGAGTATTTTTGATGATGTCTTCAGAAAAGATTATGAAGTATTGAGGAAAACTACAGGCGAATATGTCGAGGGTCACTGGAACGAAGGTGGCGAGGTTTTATTTATTATCAAAGCAAGTGTACAGCCTTTGACTTCGCGCGAAATGGACGAACTACCAGAAGGACGTAGGAAAAATCAGACATATAAATTATACACTGATACACAGCTATATACCGTACGAAATGAATATCAAGAAGGAATAGCGCGCAATCCGGACATAATTATTGTTCCCGAATATGCAACAGCAGCCGGCCATGAGCGTTTTGAAGTGATTAGAATATTTCCTTTTCAATCAGGCATAATAAATAATTACAGATGCATTATTCAATTAACTGAGCAGGGACAATAATGGCAACAGTAAGCGATATACAAAAAACTATATGGACTTGGGCTTACGAACAGGCTGGATTAAGTGGTGATAAAGTAATCTGGGAATCAGCTAATGCGCCACGTCCGGCACGGCCTTATGTATCATTAAACTTTTCGACTATAGCAAGATTTGGAGATATAGACGTAACCGATACTGATAATCTTGGTATAAGACAAATCCTAGCAAATAATTACTGGACGCTTGTAATTAATTCATTTGGTACGAATGATGCCAGTAAAATTGATGCGCAAGATATGCTGGAGACTTTGAAATTATCGCTAAAAAAAGATAGTGTGGTTTTATATTTGAATGATAATTTTATATCGGTAGTTAATAGTCTGAATATTACCAATATCAGTCAAATCATGGGCAGCGGATATGAACAGCGGTCGGCTATGGACATAATTTTATACATAGTAACGGCGATTGATGACGATGTTGGATTGATTGAACATATCGCCATGGAAGGAAAGTTTTTGAACTTTGATGGATCAACAGAAAAAGAGGTTGATATAAACATTAATTGACATTTTAAATTTAACAATGTCATAATAAAAAATATTTTCAAAATGAGGATTAAAAAATGACAGGTTTAAGCGACATAGTAAATGTAACGATTACACGTGATTATATGCCAATAAGTTCTGAAGGTTTTGGCACGGAACTTATTTTAGGTACACATAAAAATTTTTCGGATCGCATACATTTTTATAATAAATTATCAGATTTGGCAGATGATCATTTTGCTGAAACATCATTAGAATATCTTGCAGCACAAGCTACGTTTTCGCAAAATCCAAGACCAGTACAAATAGCGATTGGCAGACGAAGCACAGATGATGCAGAATTAACAGTTGTAACGGCTGCAGATAATACCGACTATATAACGACAATTAATGGCACGCCATTTTTATTTAATTCTGGTGTTGGCGCGACGGTTGCAAGTATAGCCACTGGATTAGTAGCGGCAATCAATTTGGGTGCAGAACCAGTGACGGCAAGCGATGGCGTAGGCGGCGTATATACTATAGCTGCTGATGTTGCTAATATCGCCTATTCATTGGCTGTTGATGTCAACCAAAGTATATCAGCATATCAGCCAAGCGATACTATAACTAATGACATTGAAGCTGTACAGGCTGAAAGTAATGACTGGTACGTTCCTACTGAAACGCTACATGATGCAATAGATGTTTTAGAGCTTGCGGAATGGAGCGAATCGCACAATAAATTATATGGAACATCAAGCAGTGATACGAACATTATAGATCAAAGTGATTTGGTTGACACAACGTCAATAGCCGCTTTGCTTAAAGCTAAGAATTATGCGCGTACTTTTTCAATATATCATAATGCGCTTAAAGAAAATGAATTTCTCGAGTGCGCATGGGCGGGTAAGATGTTGCCGACTGATCCGGGAAGTGCAACATGGGCGCTAAAAAATATGAATGCTGTAACTGCAGATGCTTTAACATCAAATCAATCTAAAAATGCACGTGATAAATTTTGTAATACTTATGAACTTATCGCACAAATTGGCGTGACAAGAGATGGCAAAGTTGCTGACAACGAATATATTGACATCATCCGCGGAGTGGATTGGCTGGTTAATACAATTCAATTAGCAATGTACAGTATGTTGCTTAATTCGCCTAAAATTCCATATACACAAAACGGGTTAGCGATTGTTGAAAGCATTTTAAGAACATCTTTAAATCAAGGAATAAGAGTAGGATTTTTAGCAAGTGATCCAGCACCATATATAACAATACCAAAAATCCAGGACATACCTGTTGAGGATAAACAAAACAGGATTTTAAATAATGTTGAATTTCAGGCAACACCTGCAGGAGCAATACAGCAACTTGTAATTACTGGCCGCTTGAGTTATCAAATTTAATAGGAGACAAAAAAAATGGCAGATACATATCACGGTTTTAGTTGGGATCAACTATCATTAATTGTTGGCGTAATACCAATACACGGCTATTCTGATGGAAATGTAATTAGCATTGTTTATGATAACGAAATGTTTACAGGAAAGAATGGCGTTGATGGTGAATTTTCACGCGTTGGAAATCGGCAATTGGCGGCAACTATATCGATAACATTACTACAAGGAACATCAGCAAATGATGCTTTATCAACATTATTATTAGCTGATTTAGCAACAAATATACCTTTTCCAGTTTTCTTAAAAGATAATTCCGGAAGGACGATAGGCGAATGCCCAGAATGTTATGTTAAGAAATTTCCAGATATGGGCTTAGGTAGAGATGTTCAGGATAGGTCTTGGGAAATTCAGGCATCGGCATGGGTTGAATTTGTAGGCGGCAACTAATGCTAAATAAAACTACAATAGAAATAAATGGAAAAAAATGCACAATAATGCAGTTTCCATTTGCTGAAGCCATTAGAATTACGTGCAAATTAGTTCCATTCATTAACCTGTTTAAAGTCTTTTTAGCTACACCAGCAGTACCCAAAGCATCACCACAAGCACCAGCAGAAGCACCAAAAGCAGCAAGCAAAATTAAAAGTATTGTTGATATTTTTAATTCGGACATTAGTGCAGATGAACTTGATAAAATCTTTACTGAATTATGCAAATTAGTTGCAGATGATGAGTCTATTGTGGTGCTCATGAAAAAGATATTGGGTTATGCAATTGTTGACGATAAATTCTTAAATGAAGAGCAGGTCATTGATTCAGTCTTCCAAGGTGATTTTTTTGGTATTTTTAAATTAGCATTTGAAATAATCAAATTCAATGCTGCTAGTGCAAATTTTTTTTCACAGGCGAAAAATACTACACAGGTATTAGCCAGCGAGAAAGCAGCAAAACCAAAAAATATTTAGATCGGCTGCATTCTGACATAAAAGATGAGGCCATAATTTGGTTTTTAGTTATAAAGAAAATCGCGACGTTAACAGAACTAGAAACTACATGGTCGCTTGATGATGGTATGCGTGCTCTTGCTTTTCATGAGATGCAGCAGGACATGGAAATAGAGGCAACAAATGATAGTACGCGATTTAGTAAATAAAATAGGTTTTAAAGTCAATGATACTCAGCTCAAACGGGCTGATGCTTCTGTTGCAAACTTCAAAAAACATTTATTACTTCTAACTGCTGCGGCAACAGCTGCGACAGTGGCTCTATATGCATTAGTCAAAACTACAGCAAGCTATGGTGATATGCTCGATAAAACAGCAGAAGCCTTAGGTTTTACTGTCGAACAATATCAATTATTAGGCGGTGCTGCTGAATTATCAGGCATTTCAATGGATATGTTCACCAAATCGATGAAAAAGTTTAACAATGCTATTGGTCAGGCCGCTATGGGTGGCCAAGGTGGATTAAAAGTTTTTAATGAACTTGGGATAGGCATAAGAAAGCAAAACGGCCAAATAAAAACAAACTTGGAATTATTGTTAGAGGTTGCCGAACGCTATAAACAAATAAAATCACCACAAGAAAGACTAGCAATAGCGCAAGAGCTTTTTAGCAAAGGTGGAATGCGCATGGTTAATATGTTCAAAAATGGTTCGGCAGGACTGAAAGAATTAATGAAGCAATTTGGCGATTATACTATTTTGCTGGATAAAGACGCTGTTGAAGCTTCTGTGCGATTTACTGATCAATTATTTTTATTGAAGGCATCTATTTTAGGTGTAAAAAGAGCTATTGGTATTGCATTACTGCCACAAATTAACGCCATGGTAAAAAGCTGGCTCGAATGGTTTAAGGCTAATAAACAACTTGCAGTTGACAATATAAATGCCGCTGTTCAGGGATTGGTTATTTTGGTCGTTGCATTAGGGAAAGCATTAGTTTTTATTGGTAAGGTTGCAAAGGATATGACTAAGATTTTTGGCGGATTTGCAAACACCTTGAAAATTGTTGAAGGATTTTTTATATTTTTTATAAGCACGAAATTATTACGCGGAATGGTTGGCATAGTAAAAGCAGTAGGCATGATGGCTATAGCATTTAAAGGTTTGGCAACGGCTGCAGGATTAGCCGATCTTGCTATGGGTGCGCTTCCTGCATTAATTATAGCAATACTTGCAGCAATAGCATTGTTAACAAATGATCTCGCAAATTTTATGGAGGGAAAAGACAGCTTAATTGGACGTTTTTTAGAGGCATTTACTGCGGCCATGGCGAAGGTTAAAGAATCATTAATGCATCCTTTGCGCGCGCACGTAGAGACTACACAAAAAAGTATGGTAGGGCGTACATTTTTTGGTCTACCAACAATTGAAGCTTTTGATTTAGGCATACCAGCAATGATGCCTGCAAAAACATCGCATGAAATAAATGCCAATACAACGGTCAATATGACGGTTCCAGCAGGAACTACAGAAGCTCAGTCATCATTTTTAAAGAAAGCTGCAAGAGATACTTTTGACGAAGTTTGGCAAAATAACTTACGCGATGTTATTACTACATTTCCAAGGACCGAATCATGAGTACAAATTGGGTTTCAATCTTTATACCTCCAAAATCACCGTTTTTTTTAGGCAGTATAACATTTGATGCTATCTTAGAAGAAACGCATGTTTTTGATTCAGATATAACCGATTATCCTGTTGAAAGCGGGGCTATGGTAAGCGATAATATCATCCTAAAACCAGTCATATTAACGATTAAGGCCTTAAGCACTGATTATCCTTTTGTTTTTTTGGGTATAGGCGAACAAAGACCACTTTTATCAACATCTAGGAGCATTGATCTTTTCAATGTACTGATAAATTTACGCGATGCTAGATTAACTGTTGATGTAATAACCGGTTTAAAAAGTTATCCTGACATGGGCATTCAAAGTATTAGCGTACCGAGGACAGAACCGGTCGCAGCATTAACTTTTGATATAACTTTGAAGCAAATTATAAAAGCCACAGCACAAACGGCTAAAATTCCAAAAGAAAAGATATCGGCACTTGTTGAAAATGCCAAAGACCAAGTACCGGAAAAGGTTAGCGAAGGTGTAAAGCAGGTAAAGAAATTAAAAGAAGGAAGTTATCCAGTTCATTTTGCTGAAAATCAAGGTTGGATAGAGAAGAGGTATCAATAATGGCAGCTTATGAAATTCCTACTAATTCAGAAAATCCATCATGGAGCGAAATAATAACGCTTGAAGGAAGCAATTATATTTTTAGTTTTACGTGGAACGCGCGCGATAAATCATGGGTGTTAGACATCCAATTGACTGATGATTTACCGGTAATAATGGGCATCAAACTTGTAGCAAATTATGAATTGCTAGGAACGTACGCGCAAAATAAACAGCCTCCTGGATCGCTATTTTTATACGATACGGCAGGAAAGCGTGAAGATTGTAACCGTGAAGAATTAGGCGCACGCTGGAAATTGTACTATATAACGTCAAATGATCCACTTGCCATAGCGGCCAAAGAGAAGCTAGGCTATGAGCTTATTTAATCGCGTTCTAAATTTAAGCATAGAAACTGCTGCTGGTGAAACGGTCTTATTATTTGATGAATCGTTTAAGATATCATTTAGCGTATTTAAAAATTCATCGAGCAATCCAAATTCAGCAACAATCAAAATATATAACTTGTCGATAAATACTAAAAATGTGTTAAAGGATGTCTTCAAGAAAAATCAGCAATTATCTGATGACGAAAAACCACCTTTGCATATATATCTATCGGCCGGATATGGCGATGACGTAGGAGCTACTTTAATATTTAGCGGAAATATTACGGATGTTTATACGATGTATCAGGAACCGGATTATATAACAAATATATCGTGTTATGATGGCGGTGTTACATTGCGTGACACGTTCTTAAATATAGCCTATCAAAACGGTATTGATTCAAATGTCATCATTAAACAAATAGCCAATGCCATGAAAACTAGTATTGATTCTGCATCTGTTTATTTAGATAAAAATTTCAAGCTTGCAAACGGCATATCATTAAGCGGAAAGGCAAAGGATTTAATGGATAATATAACGCAGCGCGGCGGACTGCAATGGACAATTGAAAATAACAAGATTAGAATAGCCCCGCAAGGACTGGCTACAAATGAACCAGCAATAGTTTTGGCATCAGATACAGGCTTGATAGGTTCGCCGCAGCGATTACAAACAGCCGGTTTTGATGCCATGAACACGAATGTTGTAGATGAATATAAATGCAAGACTTTACTTTTGACTGGTGTAGCCATTTTCAGATTAGTTGAATTTAGGACAAAAGATGTTACTGGATTTTATGCGATTAGATCGGCGCAACATACCGGCGATACATACGGCAGCGCATGGACAACTGATTTGGATGTAATTGATCCAAAATTTTTGGTATAAATATATGAAATTAAATTTACCTGATGCTTTAACAGCAGCAATAAAATGGTTTTTAACAAACCTACATACTGCTATGCCTGCAATAATCACAGAATTTGACAAAGAAAAACAAATAGCAACAGTACAGCCAACTATCAAGCGAACCTTGACAGATGGAAAGGTACAGATCTTACCACTAATATATAATGTTCCTGTAATTACTTTAAAAACAGATCATGCCGGATTACATATACCGGTTAAAAAAGGTGATGGTGTTTTACTTATCTTCTGCGAGCGCGCATTAGAGCGTTGGCTATCATCTGATCAAGGCGATATAGTAGAGGCTGGCGACACAAGACAATATAATATAACTGATGCTATAGCTATTTTAGGCCTAAATCCGAAGACATTTGACTATCCATATAAGGATGATTCGGTTTATTTATACAATGAAAAGGCGCGCATAAAAATAACGCCTGAGAATAAAATAGCAATCAAAAATGAAGATCTGGAATTGCTAGAATTTTTAGACAGATTGATTTTAAACATATCTGCTATAACAGTTTCGGGCGTTCCTATTGATAATTTAGCGGTTTTTACAGCAATGCAAACAGAATTATTGCTACTAAGAGAGGTCGTATGAAAGACTTACAGCTTGATCAATACGGTGATTTATTTTTTGATTCAGTAGGTAATATGAACATTGTTGATGGCATTGACGAAGTCAAACAGCGATTGCATACCAGATTATTGCGCTTTTTAGGTGAATGGTATTTAGATATAACTTTGGGCGTGCCGTATCTGCAAGAGATTTTAATAAAAAATCCAAGCCAAGCGGCAGTTGTAAATAATATCAAACAAACGATACTAAAAACTAAAGGAGTTACTGGCATTACGGATTTTGTGATAAAATTAAATACTGATGGTAGTGGTAATATTGTCCAACGATCTGTTGTAATAGAATTTTCAGCGACTACAGACCAAGGCGATGTTGATATGAGCATTAGTGCTACGATAAATTGAGGATATAAACTATGGCAGATTATGGCGTTACTCCGGCTGGTTATGTTGCCAAGACTTTTGATCAAATTTTAGCTGATATAAAAACATGGTTGCAAGATTCATTAGGCAATGTAAATGTCGATGATGATGCAATACTTGGCATTTTAGCTGGAATTGACGCGAAGCCAGTGACTGATCTTTGGGATGTTTCGGCAGGAGTTTATTATTCAGCCTTTCCGAACTACGCTAGCGGCGCAGCTTTAGATGATGTTTGCGAGCTAAATGCTATTCGCAGACTTGATGAAAGGCCGTCGATTGCAACGGTTTCATGTTCTGGTGTCGAGGGTACTGATATTCCAGTTGGTTCAATATTCACAACACAATTGCCAGTTTTTAATTATGTAACACAATTGCCTATCACTATAAGTATTGATAATACTAATTATTTTACGGTTGAAGTTACAACGGTTATAGCCGATACAGACTATATAATAACATCCAACAACAGAAATGCTGTCATTAATAGTGGAACAGGTGCTGATAAAGAAAGTATTGCTATAGCATTATTTAATGAAGTAAATAATTTAACTAGCGTCTTAGGCATTAATGCTGAAATAAAAGATTCTGAAAACGGCATTTTAGATTTATGGTCGAATGACAAAAAAACTGCTGTTCAAGCTAGCGTATCAGCTGAATTGACTGTAACAGATTTTTGGTCACCAGTTCGCTGTAATTCTCAGGAAGTAGGTAGTCAAGTTGTAGCAGTTGCCGGAAAGATAAACCAAATATTAATCCCGATTGCTGGTTTGACTGAAGTTTATAATCATACCGATGCGATGCCTGGTCGTGATAAAGAGAATGATGTTGCATTACGTGATAGACGTTATGAAAGTGTTCGTATAACCGGTGGCGGAACCGTATCAGCAGTGGTTGCTCGCGTTAGGCAAAATGTTCCTTTGGTGACACAGGTTAGAGGTTATGAGAATGATAGTATAGTTACCGATCTTGAAGGAAGGCCGCCGAAATGCATAGAAATTTATGTTGTTGGTGGTGATGACACAGAAATTGCGCAGGAAATACGAGTAGCAAAAGCAGACGGTATTCAGGCCTATGGAAATATAATTGTGGTAGTGGAGGATAGCGAAGGAACAGAGTATAGCATAGGATTTTCAAGACCTGTAGACGTATATATTTGGGTTAAGATTACATTAACAACTACACCAGATTATCCAATTAATGGCGATACCTTAATATCTGAAAACATTTTAGCTTATGCGCTTGATTATAAAATTGGCGATGAAGTTTTAATTCAGGCTTTATATTGCCCTATCTATCACGTTGATGGAGTTGAAACCGCTATAATTGAATTGGCTAAGACTTATACGACATCGCCTCCAGGCGCATATGTCACGACAAATATCGAGATTGACGAAGACGAAATAGCTTTATTCGACAGCACAAGAATCGAGATTATAACACCATGAGCGGCGATCTAAAATTTTATGATGATGTACAGCAGCGGGCAATAAATTTATTGCTTACGACTTTCAAAGAAAAAGAAAAGTTCCCTGCTTTGATATCGGGATTAACAAAATCATTTCAAGAACTCGAGGATGTTTTTAAAGACTTATATACACAACGCAGCTTAGATGGCGCGTATGGCCAACAACTAGACAATCTAGGCCAAATTCCAGTACAAGATCGACTAGGATTAAATGACGAAGATTACAGGAATGCAATTAAATTTAAAATTCTTGAAAATCAGAGCTATGGTGGAATGGAAACTATTATCGAAGCTATTAAATTCTTTACTGGATCAGAAACCGTTATAAATATTGAAGTATATCCGGCAGCAATCCAGGCTTATTGCGATGGCTTGACTGAATATAGCCAAGTTCCTAAAAACTTTGTAAAAAATATTGATGACCTATGCGGTGGCGGTATAAAATTCATGTTTATAGCTATGGGCTATGGCGATTTTCCTTTTGCATTTTCATGGATTGACAAGAATGATGATGTTATAACAGACCCGCGCGGCGGAACTTATGCGTGGATTGATGGTGATGATGAGCTTGTAATTGATGGCGCAGGCATATATACTTGGGCTTTACAACAATAAATTGAGGTAAATAATTATGGCAAATAGGCCTCCTAAATTTCCCGAATGGGCAAGAGTGGATTATGCTGATCCTGTGCTTGGCGGTAACAATGTAATTGAGCCCTCAGAAGACAAAAAAGACAAAGGCTTTTTAAAAGAATATCCGCCGGCACAATATCAAAACTGGCTAGGCAGACTAACAAATTTATGGATTCAATATTTAGATGAAATTGCAACAGGTGGGTCATTCACAACAGGCGATGCTAAGCATACTATTAAAACAAGCGAGGCCGGCTGGCTATTAATGAATGATGACACGTTTGGTAGTGCTGCATCTGGAGCTGGTTATGCATCCGATGCTAATTTTAATTTATATTTATTAATGTGGACAAATGTAACTCAATCCTACGCTCCAGTAACGGGAGGGCGCGGAGTTAGTGCCCAAGCAGATTGGGATGATAACAAACCAATGCGGCTTACGTTACAACTAGGACGGGCTATGGTTTCTACTGGCGGCACATTAGGATATGCTTTAGGGAGTATTGGCGGTCAGAATGATGTTTCATTGACATCTGATAACAATGGGACACACTCTCATGGAGGCTCTGCGCCAGTTTCAGGATCAATTACGGCGCATGTAAATGATTATGATTCAGTAGAGTGGCGTCCGCAGGGATATGCCCCTGGAGTAGTAGGAACTGAGCTTCCGATATATGGTGATCCAGGAAATTTAGGCGGTGTATATGATTCAAGATTTATAACACATAGTTTAGCAGCAACTATATCCTCAAGTGGATTAGGTTCGGCGCATGAAAATAGGATGCCATTTTCTGCATGGAATGTATTGATAAAGTTATAAAGTTTTAAAGTTTTACTGAACAATTCCACGAGTATAGTGACATTCTATTTGAATCGCTTGTTCTTCAGGTGTTGCATTTATACAAGTTTTGCCATCACATAGGATTGTCCATACATTTTCCGATGCTTCAAAGCTGATAACAAGACCATATGTGTTGCGAAACATTGGGCTAACAACGCTCATTATATCGCGTGAAATTTGCCCAGCACGTTGAGGATTCTCTAAGTATGAACCCCACTTTTTGAAGGGTAGTCTTACACTAAAAACGTCCTCGGCATTGCCGAATGCCCCACCGCCGATTATTAGACCCAAAAGATAGGCTTTGTCGGTATTCATCATTGCACGTTTTCCTCCGTGAACACCTGATCCATTATTGCAATTGCGATGTTCTTTGCCAAGATTACAGGTACTGCGTTCCCAATGACTTTATACATTGCAGTTATATTGCGAGGAGTATCGTCAATAAAAATAAAGTTATCAGGAAATGTTTGTATACGAGCCGCTTCTCGGATGGTATAACGTCGATTCTCCAAAGGATGTACTATCCCACAATTCTCGGGTTGAGCAGAAGCAGTTATCGTTCCGCATATTTCGGTGCGGGCGAATCGCCGATAAAAATTCGGAGAGCGGTATTTCTTCATCTGGTCGCGTATCCGTTGGAAGCGCGGTGCAAGATGCTCATAGGGAACGTCTTTCCACGAGCCACCCTCCGGTATGTATGCAATCATCTCCAATGCTTGTGGCGAAAGCTTCCAATGCACCTGATTCGGTACATCCTTCGATTGTTTGAGAACATGGTCTACGGTGAGGTTTTCTTTGGGTAGTTTGTCTGGAAATACAAAGGTTTTACCCAAGTCTTTACGAATACCCACAAACAGAACCCTTTGTCGATTTTGTGGCACTCCATAATCGCTGGCATTTACAAGCTGATAAATGACATTGTAACCGATGTCACTCATGGTCGATAAGTCCTCCATGATAACTTCGGTTAAGTTGCGCCCATCTACATATTTAGTTGATAAAAGCCCTTTCACATTTTCAAACACTATAACCTTGGGCATCTTTTCTTTGATTATTCGCAGACACTCCTTATAAAGCATACCACGTGAATCATGTACCCCTTTACGATTACCAGCATTTGAAAATGGCTGGCATGGGAAACCCGCCGTGAGAATATCGCAGTCAGGAATTTCCTCTACTCCGACAGTCAAGATGTCGCGGGTATCAATCGAGCCTTCACCAAAGTTAAGATTATAAACAGCTTGTGCGTCAGAATCAAAATCATTCGCCCATACTACATTAAAACCCGCCTTTGTAAAGCCGAGATCAAGCCCGCCGCACCCTGAGAATAGGGATACCAAGTGTGGTGCATTCTTCTTTTTAGTTTTTTCATTTTTCATTGTCAATCCCACCTCGTATAATGTTATTTAGTCCATTTATAAGTGCAACAGGGCATTCATAAAACAGATTGTTTTAATACAAGATTAAACATATTCTGTTTTCTATTGTTGTAACGGAAA